TATCAGCACTTTCTATTGGCAATATCTCTGCTAACTTTTTGCTTTGTTCAATATCCGTGTATGCTTTACTCATAATAACAGCTTTCAATAATAACTTTAGGTTCAGTCAAATCGGTTGAAAGATGTTCTACTTCAAACCATTTTCCAAGTGGATATACGTCTGACCTGCAATGGTTTATATTCCCATCAGGTTCGCACCACATATAGTAATCATCTGCCCAATCAAACATAGAACTAACATTTTCATCCATTGCAGCAGTTAAAAAGGCTTCCTCCACATTATTAGCAGCAACCAATACGAGACCGCCACCATAGGACATATCACATTTACATCCAAATACTTTCATAACTTATTCTCCTTTCTTAGCTTTTAATCCAAGTTCAAAGAAATGTTCTGCTGTTATTTTAATAGCATCTGGTATAGTACACCAAGGATAACTTGTATGAGGCCCATATTTCATCCATTCATCTATTTCTTTATCCAAGTTCACCTCTTTCACTTCAAGGGTGTTGAGGAAAGTGGCTATTTCATCAAGAGCATTATAATATCCAGTACTTTCTTCAAAAGTATCACATGGATATTCTTCTTCTCTTAATCTCTCTATCTCCGCTACTACAGTAGCTTTGTCTATTAGTTCTTCCATAACTACTTTATTTATTTCTTTCCCATAATAAATGCTCCAATTATCAAACCATTTAATACTGAGCATAAAATCATTGTAACACAAATTTGAGTCATTGTTATTCTCCTTCCATTGCCTTTTTAAAGTCCTCTACTAATTCTTCGGGTGTAATATGTTGTAGTCCCCACTCGTCAAACCCTGACAGCCACTCAATGGCCTTGGTGATGGTGTCATACCTTCCTTTGCTGTACTCCATGCGGAGAAGGTCACGCATTTCTTCGCTGTTCATTCTTGTATCTCTTTAGAAATCTACGCACACAATTCTTGTTTAGGTTCTGACAATTATTGACGCAGACCTCATACTCTTCTGGTATTACAAGCATTCTCGTGCAGATGTAGTCATTTTCTTTCTCCTGCTCAACGATAAAATCGAGAGCCTTATTCAAGTATTGTGAATCAGTCATTCCTCACCTCCTTCCTTTGGTAGGCTAATGTCGCACCACCATTTAATGTTTGGGGTGTTCCATCCACCTTTGTCGTAGGTTTGTGGATAAAAAGTTTCAATGTTACCTGTTACCATACTCTTTCCAAGGTATCCTTTCTTGCTTGGTCTATGTGCAAAACATACTGCTCCACTTTTGAGTAGCACAATGACTTCTCTGTCAATAGGAGGCAGGTCATCACCTTGTGCATCGTGCCAATGGCTCTGAGGATTCCTATCTCCCCAAAGAACCCCATCAACAAATACTTTTTGCTGGTGTTTTGGGTATAGTTGTGATGCCTTGATAATTTGTTTCTCTCTTGTCATTCTTTTCCCTCCAAATATTTAATCATCTTGTTTATATTTTCTCTCAAATACTTGTCCTCGCTGACGGAGAGGACAGTTTTGAGTTCATCAAGGATGCTTGATGCGCCAACTGCAAAAGCCTCTTCGTTGCCCTTGCAGATGGTGTAATTTGAGTATTCCTTTGCTCTTTGTCTGATTGTTTTCATATTTCTTTTGGTTTAAGTTGTTGAAAACCCTGCGGCCTTCACAGGAGGCAGGGGGAAAATTAACTCAAAATCTACTATGAATCTATCTGATTATTAAGGCTTTCTTGTAATTCCAAATACTCTTTTAAATACCATATAGCCTTCTTAATATCAGTAGGTCCTCCTTTTTTATCAGACCTCCATATATACTTGAAGGCATTTATCTTACAGAAGGTCATAACAGCTTCTTTTCCATAAGCTGCTATCATAGCATCAATACACTCAATGTTGTAACCACCTTCCTTACTGTCTACAGTCTGATAGTGGTCTGGATGAAATACTTGTTCCATTTTCAATTACTTTTAGGTATATAAACAGCTTTACCGGGATAATCCTGATGTCTTCCATAAGAAGAGATAATCCACACCAGATTAGATACTTTTCTTCTTGGCATTGGGGCTTCTCCATCAGTGAAGTAAATAAGAGATGCATACTCTTTACTATGCTTGAAATAATATTCTACAGGTGGGTTAAAATCAGTACCTCCCCTACCATATATTTTAGGAATATTCTTACCGTCATACTCTACTATATTATGTATATCAGTATCGCATTCAAGTATGGTTATTCTTGCTCCTGCTTTGTATATATAATCAATCTCAGAGAAGAAATCCTGCAACTCTTTCTCACATACAGAACCTGAGGTATCAATAGCTACAAGTATAGACACTTTCTTCTTATGCTGAATACCTGCAGCTCCCTCAAACCTTTTAGATGGTTTTCTCCTAGTACTCTTTATATTAACATCATAGATAGAACCCAGCATTCTCCTAAAGTAAGCCTTCCAATTAAATACTTCAGGCTTCTTTTCTCTTAGCTTCTCAATAATCCCGGATAGTTCTCCTGGAATAGTACCTCTCATCTTCTCAACCTCTTCAGCAGTCTGTTTGAGAACAGCCTCAATATTATTTTTTATCAGCTGTTTGTTTGCTTCAGGAAGATTCTTAAAATCTTTCCAAGAACTATGGTCATCAATAGGGTCAAACTGAGAGAATTCATCAGGATATTGTTCATTCTTATTTTCCTGCTTAGAGTTCTTTTGTGAAGAGTCAGACTGCTCCTCCTTCTTTTCACCACTCATCTGCTGCCCCTTAGTATCCTCAGAAGAATTATCTTCTTCCTCGTCATTTGGGGTAGCTTTAGAGGGTGATGAAGATGGAGAGGTGTTCTCATCACTATCAGAATTAGAGCCACTTTGATTTCCACTACTGCCTTGTCCTCCTTGTCCTCCATTACAAGAGCTTTGAGGATTCTGTGCTTGTGCTTGTTGTTGCTGCTGGTAGTTTTTCAGTATCTCATAGTATTTTTTAGTACCTAAACCATTGTCTATGGTGGTACCCATAATCCTACTGAGATATGCTGCTGTAAAAGCACTCTGAGGAAGATGGTCTATGTAGGAATTAACCTCAGCATCTGCAGCCATATTGAAGAACTTGGGGTCTGCAAAGGAATCAGACATAAACATGTGCTGAAGAGCTATATGACTAAGCTCATGCTGAAGCAAAGCAAGCTGTTCATCATCTGTATGCTGTTTCCAAAAGTCAGGATTGATATTCAGCTGACAGCTAACCCCATTTCTTGTAACAGATAGAGTATCCACAGTAGTAGTGACTACTTTTGGAAGACTCAGACAAAAGAGGCCATAGAATGGATTTCTAATGAGAAGCCTTTTGAATGCACTCTCTATTTCCATAGTAGGAGATATTAAATGTTGGTACTTAACTTATAAGCTAAATCGTCGAGAGATTCCACATGGAAATGTTCTTTCAATTCATTGACTACACTGCTTTTCTGCATACGGAGTAGTGCTTTGATGGTGGAAGGGCTCCCTCCCCTATAAAGGGAGAGGGAGTTTTTTGCCTGCTGTGTCATATTACTCTATTACTCTGGGTTGAACATTGAGGTGAGTAAGCACAAAAGACTCATCCTTAAGATAGTATCCATTAGCCTCTGTATTGAGATAATCAGAGATAACTACCTTTAACTCTTTGTTGCTAACACTGCGGAGGATTTCCTCCAATTCTTTTACTGTCATAATTGTTGTTTGGTTTTAAGTTAATAATTAATGTTTCCAGTATCCTGCCACATCAGGTGTTGCGGGAATAGGGAGTTTTGTACAAATAAGTGCTGCTGCCTCCTCCATGCATTTGCTTTGCATTTTGGGAACAACATCCAGAAGTTCTTTAGGAAAGATGACATTACTTTCATCATGGACTAAAGAAGCCAGTTCTACTTTGCCAAAGTATCCCTGTTCTACTATCCAATGAAAAAAGTTAGTCATAGCGATTTTCAAGATGACAATTCCACTACCCTGCGTGGGTGCATTAAGTGCCATCCTATCCCACTTAGAAGCTGCTTGAAAGTGTTGCCTTACCTCTTGTGCAACATAATCTCCAGTACCTTTATGATTGTTTCTGTAGTCTTCCCAAAATTCTTGTGTAAAGGACTTTTGAGTGTCCAACCACTTATCATGGTCCCACCAAAACATCTTATGTCCAGAGTATGCACACATTAAAA